GCATGACTATTATAGGAGAATTTTTTGTTGAAAATGCAACAGACGCAAAATATTGGATAGCTGCTAATCATTACTTACGTAGTGTAACTAAGATGGCATATGGCAAAACTAGTAATCAAGGTTCGCCGCCACCTGTTGTAAAACTAAATGGTTATGGAGATTATGTTTTTAAAGACGTACCAGTAGTAGTAACATATTTTACTGTTGACTTACCTAATGATGTTGATTATATACAAACTGATGTAGGACCAAATGGAACATGGGTGCCGGTTAGAAGTCAAATAAATGTACAAGTACAGCCTATATACAGTAGGAAGAAAGTTACTAAATTTAGTCTTGATACTTTTATAAATGGTGGTTATGTAGCTAGTGGAAAAGGATTTATCTAATGGCAGTAAGATACGAAACAAGCAGTCCGTGGTCTAATACACCTGTACAAGATGATTCTTATCTTGATATTTTAAATATTAGACCTATTCCTGCAAGCGACGACGACATTTTATATGAAGTACAAACTCAGTACGCTTATAGACCAGATTTATTAAGTTTCGATTTATATGGTACAAAAAATTTATGGTGGGTGTTTGCTCAAAGAAACATGGATGTAATAAAAGATCCAGTATATGACATGGAGCCAGGAGTTAAAATATATCTGCCAAAAGGCGATGCTTTGGCAAGACAACTTGGAGTTTAAATGGCTTTTGTAAAAGATACAACTAATGTTATAGTAGGTGGCGGCACAGGATCAGGTGCCGTAGGGTCGTCCTCTGGCGCTACAGTTAACGATACAGATAGTAAAGTATCTAATGCTATAAATTTATTGCAAAATCCTAGCTTAGCCGGAGCAGCAGCATTATACGGCCAAGATGTATACCCTTTTAGAAACGAATTAGATCAGTTTGCTAGTTATGCACCTATTTTTACACTAGGTGCGTTAACTAATATAGAATTAAATTTTCCTTTAACTTATAGAACATTAGGTCCTGCTGTAAAAATTATTAGAAGCGGCGGCGGTGGTGGACCAACTATTCCGTCTATTTACGATCTCGATGGAAAAAGAGAATTTTTTATTGAAGATGTAAAAATAAAAAATATGGTAGCACCTAATCCTAATTCTAGACATACCAATGTTACCAATGTTACGTTTAAAATTATTGAACCTTACAGTATGGGTCAGCTTTTTCATAACTTAAGAACTGCTTCTTTGGTTACAGGACATAAAAATTATGTTGACGCACCGTTCTTATTAAGTGTTGCATTTATTGGTTATGATGATGATGGTAATGTTAAATCACCATTTTTTAGTCAAAGACATTTTCCTATTCAAATTGTACAAATAGATATGGAAGTTTCTGAATCTGGAGCAGTATACAATGTACAAGCTGTACCTTACAGCGAAAAAGCAACAACAAACAGAACAGCAAGAGTAAAGACTGATATAAAATGTAAAGGTGACACAGTTGCAGAAATTCTACAGAACGGTGCAGAATCTTTAACAGTTGCAATGAATAGAACAGCTGATTCTCAAGAAGATGCATTTCAAGTTTTGAATCAAGACAAGTATGTAATATATTTCCCAAACACAACACTAACAGGAGCCTTGGGTCAGGCTGCTTCTTTCGGAAATGCAATCATAAACGGAGTATCATCAGTGCCGGGATCCATCGGAGCATTGTATAGGAGTTTAGTTGGATCAGGAACTACACCAAGAGGTCCTGAAATTGCAAGAATATACGAAGACGAAGCAGTATTAACAACAGGCTCGTTTATTGGCGATAAAATAAAAATTCAAGCATTAACAGATATAAACGAAATTGGAAGATCTACATTATTAAGACCAGGTACTTTAGATTCAGCAGGTAATGTTGCTTTCCAACTTCCTTCTTTTGTACAATCTGTTACAGATCCTACTGTATTTGAAAGAAGGCGACTGTCGTATAGTGCAAGTGCCAACGAATATACTTTTAAATCAGGCACTTCGGTAATGGATATTATAGAAGAGGTTATTATAACTTCTGAATATGGTAGGACATTTGCTCAAGCTGATCCTTCTTTTGATGGCAGAGTTCCGTGGTTTAGGATTGAAGTACAAACATACAATGTAGGAGGATTACTAGCAGGTTTAATAAAAGGTGAATCTCCTAAAGTATATGTTTATAGAGTAGTACCTTATAGAATAGATAAGTCAACTATTGACGGCCCTGGCGCTAGTAGTATGGTAAGCAAAGTGGTAAAACAATTATTTGCTGCAAAAGCATACAGTTATATCTACACAGGTGTAAACAAAGATATAATTGATTTTGACTTAAAGTTTAATCTTGCATTTTATACTGGTGTTCAAGCTGCAAGATCGCAAAGACAGTTAGCAAGTGTGCTAGGTGGTGCATTATTTATGGGAGCTGGAGAAAGAGAGCCTGTTCATACAACAGGCAATGGATCATTTACAGCTGGAGGTGCAGACGGAGATGCTCCAGTTAGAGACGAAGAGTCTACAACTACATCTTCAGGAAACGGAGCAAATGGAGGTACCGTAAGTGACGATTCGGAAACTTCTGTTGCTAGATCCTTTAACGATATGGTTATCAACACATCTAATGATATGATTCAAGTAGAGTTGAAAATACATGGTGATCCTTATTTTATATCTGATGTTAGTTTAGGTAACTATGTAGGATTACCGAGTGTACCATTTTTACCAGTTACAATAGATGGGGCAATGAATCCAATCGATGGAGAAGTGCATATAATTTTAAATTTTAGAACTCCGATTGATTACGATGATAAAGACGGTTTTGTAAAATATCCTTTAGGCGGATTTTTGCCTATTTCAATGTTTAGTGGATTGTATCAAGTAATACAAGTTGAAAATAATTTTAATAAAGGAAAGTTTGAGCAAACACTAAAATTAGTTAGAAAACGTAACCAAGACTTGTCACTAGAATCTGTAGCAAGCTCGGTATTAAGTTTTATTAGAGGAGGAGGTGCAGTGATTACTAAAGGTATTCCTGGACTCAGCAATCTTGATCCTGCAACTCCCGATAATGATTTAGGTTTATAAAAATATGGCAACAGAACGTAGAACTACAGAAGACAGAGGAAAAAATTCCCCAGGTATATACTTAGGTAAAGTTGTAAATCATCTTGACCAAAGATTTATGGGCGGAATAGAAGTTGAAATTTTAAAAAATAGTGATTCTGGTAATTTAAAAGAATATGTACAATGCAAATATGCTAGTCCCTTTTATGGACAAACACCGTATACTGGACTGACACGCAACAATGGTTACGCTAATACACAAAAAAGTTATGGATTTTGGGCAATACCACCGGATATAGGTGTTCAAGTTATTGTGGTTATGCCTGAAGGAGATTACAGCCAAGCATATTGGATAGGTTGTGTTCCAGATAGCGGTATGAATTTTATGACTCCTGGATATTCAGGAACAACATACAATGACGCAGATCCTAGTAGAGCATTACCAGTGGGCGAGTACAATAAAAGATCCACACAATTTGCAGGACAAGATCCTACGCAAATTATTAAACCTGTAAACACTGAAGCTCAAGAGCAATTAGAAAGAGCAGGCTTAGATAGAGATCATGTTAGAGGAACAAACACTAGTAGTGGTAGACGAGAAGCACCATCTATGGTATTTGGAATAAGCACCCCTGGACCACCTGATCGTCAAGGACCCACTCACAGATACGGACCATCTGGAGCAGCTGAAGCTAATATGCCTTATAATAGATTAGGTGGATCTAGTTTTGTAATGGATGATGGTGATATGTCTTTGCTTAGGAAAGCAGCACCTACAGAAGAAGCTCCTGATTATGCCACACCAGAATCAGGCGATCCAACAGGCGATCCTAAAAGACCGGCAAACGAATTAATTAGATTAAGAACTAGATCAGGTCATCAAATCCTATTGCATAATACAGAAGATTTGATTTACATTTCCCACGGTAGCGGCAACAGTTGGATAGAAATGACAGGCAATGGTAAAATTGATATCTATGCAAAAGATAGTATAAGTGTACACTCAGACAATGATATTAATTTTGATGCAGGACGTGATATAAATTTTTCTGCTGTAGAAGATATTAACATTATTGCCGACAAAGATATTAAAATGCATTCGTTTGAAAATACAACACACCAGGCAAAAAATTATATTCAATATATAGAAGAATATTCTGATATAAGAGTTGAAAAAGATTTAAAAACTAGAGTTACAGGGGAACAGCATTTATATGTAAAAAGTAATATGTTTATTGCTGTAAAAGGAAATATGAACACTAAAGTAGATTTAAAGTCTGTGTTAGAAGCTAATGAAATTTCGGAAAAAGCAGTAGTGGATCATACTTTAGGATCTAACGAAACCTACATAAACGGAAATTTGCAAGTTAGTGCAAACATAGATACTGGCACATTACTAGCAGGAAACATAAACGGAACTGCTGCTGGCACTCCTTGGAGCGATCAAGGTCCTGGAGATGACCAGATACTAGGAGCATATTCATTTGGATTTAGAGGAGCAGATCCCCTAACTGCTGAATCAACTAAACAAGCAGCTGAATTTACAGATGATGATTTTGCATTTTATCCTAAACGTGTTCCGAAACATGAGTCTTGGAAAGAGCATGAGCATTTAGACCCTCAAGCATATATTCCAGACGAAACACAATCTACAGAAAAAGAAAGACAAGCAGAGGAAGAAGAACAATTTCAGTTTCCACCAATAGCTGATACGTTTAAAAAGGGGTAATATATGAGTACGATAGAAAAAAAGTTATACAAAGAAATTACAGTAAATTCTAGAAATTTTAAAGATAAAAATACACTAGTAAGCCCTACGTATAAAGGTTTCAGCACAATTGATTCAAACAGTAATTCTAATGTATTATATGATATAGCTCTTATAAAGCAAGATATTGTAAATCATTTTCACATTAGAAAAGGTGAAAAATTGAGTGATCCTGATTTTGGTACGATAATATGGGATATATTATTTGAACCTCTCACAGATATCACAAGAAATGCAATTATTCAAGATGTTTCTGCTATTATTAATTTTGATCCAAGGGTAAAAGTTAACCAAATAACTGTTGACAGTTATGAAAATGGTATACAAGTAAATTGCGAACTAGTGTATTTGCCATATTCAATTGTTGAAAAATTACAATTTGCGTTTGACGAATCCGCAGGATTTTTTGTAGAATAATTATATACGCAGTTAATACAATCTGCTAAATATTATAATAAACAAGGAATTGCAAATGTCATCTACAGATAGACAAAATAGACTACTACTATCAGAAGACTGGAAACGTGTTTACCAGTCTTTCCGCAACGCAGATTTCCAAAGCTATGACTTTGATAATTTGCGCAGGACAATGATACAATATCTTCGAGAAAACTACCCCGAAGAGTTTAATGATTACATTGACAGTTCCGAGTATCTTGCTCTAATAGATCTAATTGCATTTTTAGGACAAAACATTGCATTCCGTATTGACTTAAATGCTCGTGAAAACTATCTAGAATTAGCAGAGCGTCGTGAAAGTGTATTACGTTTAGCAAGACTACTTTCTTATAATCCAAAGCGTAATCAAGCTGCTAATGGTTTGTTAAAAATACAAACTGTAAGAACTACCGAAGAAATTTTTGACAGTAATGGACTTAATTTACAAGACCAAACTATTATATGGAACGATCCGTCAAATGAGGATTGGTATGAACAATTTATTAAAGTTCTTAATGGTGCACTGCCTGTAAATGGTACATTTGGTAGACCTACAAAAAAATCTACAATTGCTGGAATTGCAACAGAACAATATAGGGTAGCTCAAAATAATACAACTGAAATTCCGGTATTTGGGTTTAACAAAGTTATTGATGGAAGAAATTTAAGATTTGAAATTGTTAGTACAGATATAGCTGAAAATAGTTTACAAGAAGAAGCACCGTTTATTGGTAATAAATTTGCATTTCTTTACAGAGATGATGGCAAAGGTCTTTCAAGTTCTAACACAGGATTTTTCTCTCACTTTAGACAAGGTAAATTAGATACAGGCGTATTTACGGTTAATAATCCTAGCACTAATCAATCAATTGCAATTGAAACACCAGAGATTAATAATAATGATATTTGGTTATACAATTTAGATAGTTTAGGTAATGACAATAATTTATGGACTAGAGTAGAAGCATTGGAAGGTAACAATATTATCTACAATAGTATATCTAAACAAATCAGAGACATTTACGGAGTTTTAACTCGAACTGATGATAGAATTAGTTTAATTTTCTCAGATGGAGTCTTCGGTAATTTACCTAAAGGACAATTTAGGGTTTATTTCAGAACTAGTGCTAATCAATCGATTATAGTCACACCTCGTGATTTTTCTAATATTAATGTTAGTATACCTTATATTTCTAAAAGAGGTAAAACTGAAACCTTGAATATAGTATACAATCTACAATATACCGTAGATAATGCAGCAGAAAGTGAATCTACAGAGTCTATTAAATTTAATGCACCTGCAACTTATTATACACAGAACAGAATGGTTACCGGAGAAGATTATCAAGTTGCTCCGTTAGGAATCAATCAAAAAATTGTAAAGGTAAAAAGTGTAAACAGAACTTCTAGTGGTATTAGTAGATATTTTGATTTAATTGATGCAACAGGAAAATATAGCCAAACAACTTTATATGGCAATGACGGTGTACTTTATAAAGAATATCTAACAAAATTAGAAGGCTTTACATTTACAACAAAAACCGACGTTGAAGGGGCAGTTGAAAATGTAGTTTTACCTATTCTCAACGATAAAAAAATAAGAAACTTTTATTTTGATCAATTTCCAAGAATTGAAACAGGCGACCTTGGAGTAAACTGGGCAAGAGAAACATCAGAAACAAATCTTAGCACAGGATATTTTAAAAGTATAGACGGTGTTGCAGTAAACCTTGGATCATTTACATCTTCAATTTTAAGTCTAGTAAAGACCGGAACATTAATTAAATTTAGAGCTCCGAGTGGAAAATATTTCAATAGGAAAATGGAACTTGTAAATGGAACACCAAACGCGATCGGTGACAGTTTATATAAATGGGTCAAGGTTCTGTCAATAAACGCAAAAGGATTTGAACAGCGTGACGACGGTACTGGAGCAGTTTATCTAAATGATATTATTCCAACAGGTGCAATACTAGACGAAATAAAACCTGTGCTTCCTAATAATTTAATTACAAGTGTTAGATCACAAGTTATAGATCAAATTTTTGCTTTTAAGACATTTGGTTTAAGATTTGATCAAACAGCATCTGAATGGAGGCTTGTTACAGAAAATAATTTATCTATCGGTACTAATTTTAGTACAGGTAAAACAGGAGATACAACTAATCAACAGTTAGATGCAAGTTGGTTGTTGTTGTTTGAAAATGACGGCGAGAGATATACAATTACATATAGAGCAATGAGATATGTATTTGAAAGTGATAACGAGATTAGATTTTACTATGATAATTCAGAAAAGATTTATGACAACAAAACAGGAAAAATAGTTAAAGATACTATAAATGTTTTAAATATTAATCCACAGCCTGACGTAACATCTGCATTTACTCAAGATTTTCAATGGGAAATTGTAGATATCTATAGAGATGCAGAAGGATACGTAGACAGTAAAAAATTAGAAATAAGTTATTTTGATGATGATGAAGATGGAGTGGTAGACGATGCAGATCTATTTACAGAAATTGTCAATCCAACAGTTAATACTCCAAACAAATTAATTATTTTTGAAAAGGTTATTTCAGCAGACGGAGTAGAAGATTACAATTATTTTAATAATAATAACGATGAAATTATTATACTATCGTCTAAATCTGAACTAAGACCTTTTAGTGAATATAATGACGGACAAATATTTTATTATGTTGATTCTGATATTTTTGAAGTGTTAGATCAAACAACACTAAAACTTAATATAAGTGCAAATTACAAAGCACGTTTTGGAAGAGACAATCTGAAGTTTAGATACATTCATGCTGCTAGTGCAGAAGCAAGAATAGATCCTAGTGCAAGCAACATTATTGATATGTATATATTAGATCGTAATTATGATAATAACTTTAGACTTTGGTTACTAGAAGAAGTCCAGTCTAAACCTTTACCACCTAGTAGTGACGAACTGCATATAAATTATTCAACCGATCTTAATAAGATTAAGTCACTTACTGATGAAATAATTTATCATAGTGTTAAGTACAAAGTCTTATTTGGAAATCAAGCAGGTGAAGACTTGAAAGCAAAATTTAAAGTAGTAAAAAACAAAGACAAAGTTTTAAACAATAATGATATTAAAGCTAGAATTATTACAGCAATAAAACAATTTTTTGCTTTAGAAAACTGGGACTTTGGAGAGACATTTTACTTTAGTGAACTAGCAAATTATGTAATGCAGGAACTAGCGCCTGATCTATCAACCTTTATTATAGTTCCAGTCCAAGAAGATCAAAGTTTTGGAAGCCTTTATGAAATAAAAGCCGAAGCTGACGAAATTTTTATAAGCGGCGCAACTGTTGATGATATTGATATAATAGATGCCGTTACTGCAAGTAGACTAAAAGCATCTGGCAGTGTTATAACACAAAGTGATGTAATAAATGCAGGAATACAAAGTGCTGATTATGATGACGGAGCAACCAAAGTAACTTCGTCTACTTCCATAATCAATAACAATAATGGAGGTAATACCTACTAATGTCTTACGATGATGATCAAATTGAATTTCCTTTGCCAGGTGATAAGCCTGAAAAAAGAGAAAGTGCAAGGCATCTACCTAAGTATTTCCGCACCGATAAAAACAGAAAATTTCTACAATCTACATTAGATCAAATCATGCAACCTGGCGTTGCAGAAAAAGTAAATTCGTTTGTTGGCAGGAAAACAGCAAAAGCATTTACCAGTGATGATAACTATCTTGGTGACATTTCTGCTGATAGAGAAAACTATCAATTAGAACCTGTCTCTATTATAAAGGATAGATTAGGAAATGTAGAATATTTAAAAGATTATAATGATTTTATAAATCAAATAGGTAACTTTAATGGTGTAAACAATAACCATGGCAGGAATACTAAAGAAGAGTATTATGCTTGGGATCCTCACATTGATTGGGATAAGTTTAGTAACTTTAGAGAATATTACTGGTTACCTAATGGTCCTCAAACTGTTGTAGTTCCGGGCGAGCAAAAAGAAATCACAAGCACATATACTGTTAAACTACAAGAAGCATTAGGAGATTATAGCTATGTGTTTACACCAGATGGACTAACACCTAACCCATCTCTTAAATTATATAGAGGTGTTAAGTACAGATTTGAAATTGATACTCCTGGACTTCCGTTAACTTTTAGAACATCTAGAACACTTGAAGATGAATTTTTATTAAAAACAGAAGTATCTCAACAAGCAGTTGAAAATGGAGTTATAGAACTTGAATTAGGCCCTGATACTCCTAATGAAATTTTTTATGTTGCTGATAATAATATAAATTTGGGTGGCATTATTAAAGTTGCTAATCAATCCGAAGCTACTTTTATTGATGTAGAAAATGAAATTTTAAATAAAAAGTTTTATACTGCACGAGACGGATGGAACTTTACTAATGGTTTAAAAATTAGATTCGAAGGTGAAGTTATTCCAGAAAAGTATAGCAATACTGAATGGTATGTTGAAGGTGTTGGTGATAAAATTAAACTTGTTTCTGATATTGATGTTGAAGTATCATTTCCAGTAGGTATAGACTTAGACATTCCTTTTGACGGTGAAGAAGGTTTTGATAGATTACCTTATAGTACAGCAACAGGCTATCCTAGGGATAAAGATTATATTACAATTAATAGAGCAAGTAATGATGGAAATTTTTGGTCTAGATATAATAGATGGTTCCATAGAGAAGTAATAATACAAGCAGCTGAAATCAAT